AGGTTGCTCCGGGCTATGAAATAGAAAAATGAATCCGTTGAAGCCTGCTTTTTTATACTAAGTTGGCCTTATAAAAAAGCATTGCTTATCAATTTGTTGCAACGAACAGGTCACTATCAGTCAAAATAAAATCATTATTTGATTTCAATTTTGTCCCACTCCCTGCCTCTGTCATCACGATACTGTGATGCCATGGTGTCCGACTTATGCCCGAGAAGATGTTGAGCAAACTTATCGCTTATCTGCTTCTCATAGAGTCTTGCAGACAAACTGCGCAACTCGTGAAAGGTAGGCGGATCCCCTTCGAAGGAAAGACCTGATGCTTTTCGTGCGCGCATAAAATACCTTGATACTGTGCAGGATGAAAGCGGTTCACGACGAGTAGATGCAATTATGGTTTCTCCGCCAAGAATCTCTTTGCATTTATCAAGTGTTTCCTTCATTGATATCCCAAGAGCATCAACATGCAATGTTGTTGGGATGGCAATTTTTACGCCTGTTTTGCTTTGCTCGACATAAAGATATCCATCTACGATATCAGACCACTTCATTTCGCATAAATCACCAACTCGCTGCCCGGTAACAACAGCCAGTTCCATTGCAAGTCTGAGCCAACATGGTGATGATTCTGCTGCTTGATAAATTTTCAGGTATTCATCAGCCGTAAGTCTTGATCTCCTTACCTCTGATTTTGCTGCGCGAGTGGCGGTGACCGGGTTTGTTGTTATATGGCCTTCAGCTATAGCCTCTCGGAATGCATCGCTCAGTGTTGATCTGATTAACTTGGCTGACGCAGCCTTGCCCTCGTCTATGTATCCATTGAGCATTGCCGCAATTTCTTTTGTGGTGATGTCTTCAAGTGGAGCATCAGGCAGCCCCCTCCTTATTGCTTTAATTTTGCTCATGTAATTTATGAGTGTCTTTTGCTTGATTCCTCTGCTGGTGAGGATTTTTTCGTAGCGATCAAGCCATGAATGTAACGTAACTGAATTATCACTGTTGATTCTCGCTGTCAGAGGCTTGTGTTTGTGTCCTGAAAATAACTCAATGTTGGCCTGTATAGCTTCAGTGATTGCGATTCGCCTGTCTCGGCCTAATCCAAACTCTTTACCCGTCCTTGGGTCCCTGTAGCAGTAATATCCATTGTTTCTTATATAAAGGTTAGGGGGTAAATCCCGGCGCTCATGACTTCGCCTTCTTCCCATTTCTGATCCTCTTCAAAAGGCTACCTGTTACTGGTCGATTTAAGTCAACCTTTACCGCTGATTCGTGGAACAGATACTCTCTTCCATCCTTAACCGGTGGTGGGAATATCCTGCACTCGCGTACCCATCGACGAACTGTTTCAAGGCTTCTTGGCCGCCGCTGGCGTGCGTTCCACTCCTGAAGTGTCAAGTACATCGCAAAGTCTCCGCAATTACACGCAAGAAAAAACCGCCATCAGGCGGCTTGGTGTTCTTTCAGTTCTTCAATTCGAATATTGGTTACGTCTGCATGTGCTATCTGCGCCCACAGCATCCAGTGGTCATAGCAGTCGTTGATGTTCTCCGCTTCGATAACTCTGTTGAATGGTTCTCCATTCCATTCACCTGTGACTCGGAAGTGCATTTATCATCTCCATAAAACAAAACTCGCCGTAGCGAGTTCAGATAAAAGAAATCCCCGCGAGTGCGAGGATTGTTATTCACCTTTTACGGCAAGTTGCAGGTTAGCCACGGTTAACCTCCTGAGGCGGTTCTGGTAGCGGCATCCAGTGGGTTACTTTCGATGCCGGTTCTTCCCCATCGTCAGTAACTGCCCACCATTTGTTTCTCGACCAATCGTAATACCCTTCGAAGGTATCGCACTCAGTCCAGCCGTAAGACTTACCCCAACACCAAACATACTGTTTATCGTTCGGCATTCGCTCACTACAGCTTATCCAACTATCCGAAATTACCGGAGAGTTGCCAGGCTTCACATATCCACTGTGTGCGTCGGCATCGTATTCAAGAATGTCCGGCTCCTCTGACAATTCACCAATCAAATGGCGCATGCGGTCAGATTTGTAGCGAACGCGGTCAGGATGCTCGGAACGCTCGATTGTGATGCCTTCCCATGGGTGCTGGCCTTTTCGATGCAGCATTGCGGTCCAGTTTGTTTTGCCGTTCGTTTCAGGCATTGATCCGTACCAGACTGTTAGTTCTGGCTTGCCATCGGCACCCTGAAGCATGGCGGATCGGCAGGCATTTTCTGCGATAGATGCGCATTCTTCAACAATATCGCGCACAGATTCTGGAAATTCATCTATGCACGCGCGGATTTCTGTAGCGGCGTCTGGCACATATACCGTCGCTGTCGTGGCGGTGTATTCGTCATACCGATATAGGTAGGGTAAAACCTCATGCCAAAGCACATATTCACCGTCTAAATCCTCAACCATATCAGCTCCGCAATCCTTCCCGCACGAGTCGCAATTGCTCATATCAAGATCGAAATGCCGAATCATGCCGTGCTCTAATTCGAGCGATGCCAGTGCGATACGCGCCAGCTCCCTTTCTTCTGACGCGGTTGGCTCAGGACCGTTGCCGAGGAAAATTTCTTGTGCGCGCTTTTTGGTAATTGTGCTCATGATGTCTCTCCTTTACCGGCTGCGGCGCGGTCTATGCGTTCAATTTCGGCCAGAATAAGTGCGCCAGCTTTCACAAGGTCACGACGCGGCCCAGATTGCTTCCACCAATCAGGAGCCCACGGCCAATGCGCTGGCGTTGAGAGGCCTTGATTGTGTGCGTTAATCGCATAGCAAGCTGCAGCATCTGCCAGCTCACTGTTTTGATAGGCGTCGTCATGCTCCGATGTCCAACCCTCAACAGCCCTCTGCCGCTGACGTTCTGATATCACATCCAGAAGTGCAGGATTGAACGCCAGCACCTCCAGCTCAGCAATGCGCTTCTCTGAGGCTTCTGTTTTTCTCCTTAACGCCTCGCTACAACCCTCAGCTTTTAGGATTGCTAACTCCAAGTGTTTGTTCAGCGCTTCTGCGGCTTCCAGCTTCTCGCGCATATCGTCAACGTACTCGACCAGAGATCCGCCAGCAGGAATTTCGCATTCCTCGACCAGTTGGAAGTAGATATCAGCTGCGGCCCGTGTGTTGTCACCGCCTATGTTTTCTCGCAGAGCATCACGCTCCGCAGTCAGCCTGTAGTTCTCATCCAGCAGCGCTTCGATACGCTTCTGCTGATAATTCCATGCTGTTACAGCCTCAGAACCCCACGCGCCGTTATCTGCAATATCAGAATCATCAGCGCCACAGAGGTGGCAGAAGCATTCACCGTAATCGCCGGAAAATAGCGACTCACCTCCATCCAGCTTGTTACTTGGGTACATCTCGCCACAATGACCACATTCTGCCAGGTAATACGAACCTTCGACGCTCTGACCACGCAGATCATGTTTGTTGAGTGCTGTCATTTGGCTGCTCCTTCGTAACCAATAGCTTCTGCAATTACCGACAGGGATTCCGGGTCTTCACCATTCTCCCCGACAGGTTTATCCATCCAATCGAATGACACCAGGCGTTCATTTTCGATAACGCCGATGTTGAAGTCGTCACTGCCTTGCATCTTGAATCCATGCTTAATAGCCTTGTCACGCTTATCGAATTCGACGCAATCAGATGCGTACTCAATTCCGTGACCGCCTTCATTGCACCATGGGTGCTGATAGATAACGATGAATGATTTACTCATAGCGCGGCCTCCTGGCGAAGTTTTGCTGCAAATTCGATAGCATGCCTATCCATATATCCGTGCGTGAACTCATATGGTCTGTGCGGATGGTCCATGTGACTTACAAACATCTCCACACCCTGCGCACGCACTTCAGCCAGAAAAGTGTCGGTGGCTGGGGTTTCGATATTAGGTAGAAGCGCATAATCGCAAATCGTATCGATCGCAGGATCACAACAGTCATCCTCGTTGCGTGGTCGTTCGCCAACCTTCGTTGACGATTGCATGATGATTCCCCAGCAAATACTATCGACCTCTTCGCTCCATCCATCGCAAGCATCACCGCGATAGTCGTCGATTGCAGCCTCAGCCGATTCGATAGCTTCCTCAGCAGTTTTGTGCCATTCGAAATTATGCTCAGAGCCATATGAGAAATATGAATGTCCCGCCTTCAGCCCAGCATTCTCCGCTGCCAGCGCCACGCACTTGGCCTCAAGGTTATCAATCGTGATTCCAGCAGAACGACACTCCCGCAACGCCGTTTCCAGTTTTGATTCAAGTTCACCGAACTTACGGACAAGATATTCAGCGTTTGTTTCGTTAACCTTTAAATCACTTGGGATGCATTTACCTTTCAGAAATCCATCCATCTCAATTAGTGTCATTTGTTTCATTTTTTTCCACTCCGCCACATCGCATTCAGATATTTGTTTTGATTCACTGATGGAAAAGAATTTCTCTTAAGCAATTCCTCTCTCGATGGCATTGGCTTTACGCGTTGGCGAATAATCATTTCTGCCGGAAGAATGCCGGGATTGTATGCAAGTCCTCTCATAGTAAATTCCTCAGTCATTACTGATAGCGCCATAGCGTGAGCGGTAATTACGCAGGCGAGGGTCGATATATTCAGGGAAGTGGGTATATGTGGCTTTGCGGAATGGTCGGATTGATGTCTGGTAAATTCGCTCGCGTTCTTCTTTCTCTGCAAGCCATATACAATGGCGAAATTCCTTTTCCTCTTTCGTTTCCTGCGGTAGCGACATTATCCGGTCGTAGTTTTTCCTGAATTTATCCAGCACCTCCGATACGGAATTGCCGGAACAGCGGCGCGGGTCATCCGCACCATACTGAGGCGCTGGCATGATTTTCTCCTGATTAAATTGCGTGAATAGCGTGACGAGGGAAGGGGAGAGTTACTGGTGCAAAGGGTATATCGTCGTCAAAATCCATCGGAGGTTCGTTGTGTTGTGCTGGTGATGATTGCTGCTGTGGCTTCTGTGATTGCCTGCTGGCTGCTTGTTGTTTGCTGTCGCCAATGCCGCCAAGCATTTGCATCACGCCATTAATTCCGACATGAACCTCGGTTGTGTAACGGTCTTGCCCTGACTGGTCTTTCCACTTTCTGGTTCTCAGCATTCCCTCGAAATAAATCTGATCACCTTTTTTCACATACTGCCCCACGACCTCAGCCAGTTTCCCGGATACAGCAACACGATGCCATTCAGTCAATTCCTTTTGCTCGTCAGTATTTTTATCTCGCCATTGTTCTGACGTGGCTATTGTCAGGTTAGCGAACGCTGTTCCTGATGGTGAGTATCGAACTTCCGGGTCTTGTCCTACCCGACCAAGGATAATCACCTTATTTACGCCTCTGCTTGCCATTTATGCCGCCTGTTTTAGTTCGTTAACTCTGATGTTCATTACCTGAACGCATTTAGCCTGCGCCTCCTCGTTGCCAGCCATTAATTGCCAGTCACGCTGATAACGCTCGATGAGTTTTTTCTTGTCAGTTTCTGTTGACGCATAATCGCTGAAGTCTTTCAGGATTTGTTCGCAGTCAACCGATGGAGATTTCTGGTTGGTATTTTCTGGTGATGGTTTGTTATCTGATGCTGGGATTGCCCATCCCGGCAGCGATGGAGGGAGCCAGTAAAATCCTGTTCCATCCTTCAGTTTTGCCCTGTGCCACCCCTGCTTTTTATCGAGAGATGTTTGTGCGAAACCTTCCTCAAGGTTATACAGATACCGACCGATTCCCCATTGAACGGCAGCGCGCTTCATTGCACCGGAACGACCACCTTTGACGGCTTCTACCTGCGTGTTTTCAGCAGCATCCCATTTGGTTACCCATTCGGAATCAATCTTTATTGATATGCCGCATTCAACTCCGCCGTTGTTGGGAATATCGCGGTATTCATTGCGCCATCCTGCTTTGCCGCAAACATCGTCCAGGCGTTTCATGATTGCCCGGTTCGTGACATAAGCCAGCACCATAGCCCACACCTTGCCATCGCGTGTTTTACCGCTTTGCTGTATTCGCCATTCGATATCTTCAGGGCTGAATGGCTCATCGAATTTGTTCAAATCCATAATTCACCTCAGAATGGACACGGCCCAAGGAAATAACGCTGATTTAATACTTCGACTCGGGACAAATTAAGGCATACCCGCATTCCTTCGCGGTCACCATTATGGCGATACCAGAGAGCTTTCTGCGTGCACATGCGTCTCTGTAACTTGCTCTCCTTCACTGTGGTTGCAAGTGACATGAATATCTCCTTCGTTACCGATTAATTCTTTCATCTGACGAATGAATTCTTCGTCTGACCAGTTATCTGTAAAACTCATGGACGGCCTTGTTGTTTCAAAATATCCCAAAGCTTTTCGAGCAAACTTTTCATTCTTGGTTGTTTAAAGTCTGCTCCGGTTAAAATGTTTTTTCGTGAATGCTGCACCGATAAAATTGGGTTGAAAGGGCGAACCGATGCCGCCCCTGCAATAGCGAACTGTTGCATAGGATGCTCCTTCTGTTTGATTGCATAACGAAAACGCCTCGATTGAAGCGTTATTGGTATGCGGTAAAGCCGCGCTCAGGCGGCTTATTTGAAGACTTCTATGAAATCAAGAACTGATGATATTTCGTGGCTGAATGATTTTCTTTTATATCTTTCTATCGCAGAATCTACCTGGTGTTTATAGTCATCGTCGTTTGAGTATTTAACGAAGCATTCTATTGTCTCAGGCGTTACAGCTATAAGGCTCCACCAACCTTCATCAGATTGATATTCAAATCCCATGCTTTCAAGCCATCCAGCATATTTCCCTCCAGCATCTTGCCAGTGTGTTTTTTCTGCAAGGAAGCTGTTAACCGTCATATGTGCATCAAGGCATTTATCCAACTGTTTACCATTAAGTAGCCATGCACTGACAGTTGCACAACCTAAATCAACTGATTGAGTAGGGATATTGAATTGGTCGTAATTATCTGGATTAACCAGAATATCTGTAATTTCCATAATTCCTCCGTCAAAAAATTGCCCTCACACTGGAGGGCAAAGAAGATTTCCAATAATCAGAACAAGTCGGCTCCTGTTTAGTTACGAGCGACATTGCTCCGTGTATTCACTCGTTGGAATGAATACACAGTGCAGTGTTTATTCTGTTGTTAGTGCCAAAAATAAAGGCCGACTATGCGGACTCGGAAGGAAGTCCAATCATCTTATTCAAATCTTCTACCCGTAAAGCAGGAAGTGCTGTACTTGCTTTGTCTGCTTCTTTTGGTAGCAATTCTTTGCTTTCAGGCCAAACTTCAATAAGTCGCTTAACTGTTGTGACTGAGTTCAAAGCAGCCCATACATTTGATTCGATATCCTTTTTCTTGGCTTCAAGTTTTTGTTGCAATGCGCAGATTTCATCAAACCTTTTTGTTATTTCGTGTTCTGCATCAAACATGCATTTATCTTTGGTTGGAGTAGGGAGCAATATATCTTCGCCGTTGCCGTCTTTCCCATATGAATGCCATCCAACCCTTCTGCCAGATACAGTCAGATAAATTGAAGTAGAACGAACATCGTATGAGTAAAATGAACATCCCATCTTTTCAAGTTCTTCACTTATAGCTACTAACCTGGATGATAACTGATCCACTTCCTCAGTTTTCTTTTTACCGCCAAACGCAATAACTCTGGCGTCAAGTGCAAGCTGGTTCTTTAACTTTGTTACTTCTTCAAGTTCAGTGAAAACCCCAGACTTAATTAAAGCGTTACGAGCGATTTTCTCTTTCATTCTCGTAGTTAAGAGGATTGATGACATATTAATTCCTCTCAAATAAGTGGTTTGCTGCCTAATTTTATTTTCTGGCGACCAACACAAGTCACCTTGCTGTCAGTTGTTTTGATTTCCTGTAGCCTGCCGCGTAAAGAGCTACATTTGGAAGACATACACCAGTTTCTGGTTGCCTATGCCCAAACTCATTCGCGTACACAATGGCCGCTCTCTCCAGATTGCGTCTGTATTCTTTCTGTTGCCAGATCACGTCCTGTGCCATGAACTTAATTGGCTTAGCGTCTTCTATGCGCTCAGGCGTTTCGTGAGTACCTTTAGCCTGAATCTGCGCTCTGCTTAGAGTAGGGCGGTGTAATACTTCTGAACTTATTGCTTCTTCGCGGGCCAGTACGCCGTTAGCTAATGCCTTTGCCTTTAAACGCTCACGACGACGAGAACGTGAATTGCCTTTGAACTGAGTTCTGCGTGTCATATAGACCTCCTGATGAACTTTGGTGGTGTGGTAGGTGGGAGACCCATTTCGACCTGTTTCGGCCTACTTCAATTCGGCAATAGTCCCGCAGGCCTCGCCGCTTTACGTGCGACATATTCCCGTCCATGAACCCTTCACCACACCCCAAAGTTCACTTTGGTTATTGCGCTTTGTCAGCGCCGTAGATTCATATTCGAATCGTTGTATATTCACCGCCCTGGTGAGTAGTGCGTCCTGCTGATGTGTTTAGTATCACCGCCAGTGGTATTTATGTCAACACCGCCAGAGATAATTTATCACCGCAGATGGTTATCTGTATGTTTTTTATATAGATTTATTTTTTTGCAGGGGTGTGTGGCTTGGGAGGTGATCGAGAGATCTGAATTGCGATGTTTAGTGAGTTGTATCTATTAATTTTCAAATAAATACAATTGGTTATGTGTTTTGGGGCGAACGTGAGGCAAAGAAAACCCGGCGCGGTGGCCGGGTTTATTTATTGCTTAGGAGCTTGTTGTGATGACGATTGGTTAGTTGGAGCGCTCGTTAATGGTTGCTGTGTCGGTACCTGTATTATAATTGGAGCCGGGCTGGTTACTGATGGTGACTTGTCATTGCCGGAGATAATCCAACTTGAGGCTAACATCACGCCAGACAGAATCACAGTAACTAAAGTCAAGCCAACGGCCATCGCCCACTGAGTCGTTGTAAGTCCCGTTTTCAAACCGCCGATTTCACCTTTAATTTCAGCAATACCTCTCTCAATAGAAGAAAATTGCTGAGTATAATAGGTTTTAAAGTCAGCTGATTCGCGACGCATTTCCGCAGCAATAGACTCTACCTCTGATTTGTTTTGTGAAAGCTTTGCGTCAAGTTCTTCTCTGGACATTCCGCTCACGCTTACCTCCAGGGTATCACTCTTCATCGCTACATCTTCCTTACTTGGGCGCAAACCCGTTTCGTCCATGGCGTATGAAACTCTATTTGATACCTTAGCATCAATACCAATACTTTGGTACTGAGATGGATCCCCATAAGGAGAAACGGTTGTCGCTGCTAGGGTTGCACTAACTATAATACTTGGAAGAACTGATGATGTTGTTCCTGAGGTAGGTTGAACTGAAGAAACTGGCTTCAGTCTTTCCATAGCCCATTATCCCTGAGAGCTACCTGTAATGATTTTACTAATGCAACAGCTTGATCCGGGCTCATTGAGACTGACATGTTAGGGGTCAACTCAACTTTTACTTGGAAGCTATTCTTTCCTTGCTCATCAGACTGCATGTGATGCTCAAATTCATGGCGGTAAAAAGTAATGATTGTTTCAGCACGATCAGGCGTAATAAGAACTGATGTGGCGGTCATGTGCTGAGGTATGATTTTAATAGTGTTATCTGACATAAGTATCCTTTTTGTTTCCTTAGTATTTTTTTGCATTGACATCAGAAATAGCGAATCCACAAGAGTATGAGTAAAGCTAATCAGTTTAGTGATACGGTGACTATTAAAGTGGTAAACCACATCAAAGCTCGCAGAGTGCATACCAGGCTGTCACACATGACAAAGTAACGAGGATGCCTGATCTCATAGCGCTCAAAGAGACATGCCGATAATGGCATTAACCACGCATGACGCCATAAACACGCCGCCAACGATGAAGCTGGCTTGGTTCTTCCTGGTAGCGCCAAGAGTCAACAGAACCACTGAAAGGGCAAAAAAAGGTATCGCGATTATGCTGAACGTGTTCATGTTGACCTCAACTTATTTCGATTCTCCATCACCCTTAATCCGCCGCCCCATGTGTTTGTTGTGATCCGTTGCTGGCCTTAACCAAACGTCTCTTCAGGCCACTGGCTGGCGATAACTTTCCCCACAACGGAACAACTCTCATTGCATGGGATCATTGGGTACTGTGGGTTTAGTGGTTGTAAAAACACCTGACCGCTATCCCTGATCAGTTTCTTGAAGGTAAACTCATCACCCCCAAGTCTGGCTATGCAGAAATCACCTGGCTCAACAGCCTGCTCAGGGTCAACCAGAATTAACATCCCGTCAGGAAAACTAGGTTTGGATCCTGTTGGCGCGGTCATGGAATTACCTTCAACCTCAAGCCAGAATGCAGAATCACTGGCTTTTTTGGTTGTGCTTACCCATCTCTCCGCATCACCTTTGGTAAAGGTTCTAAGCTCAGGCGAGAACATCCCGGCCTGAACATGAGAAAAAACAGGGTACTCATACTCACTTCTAAGTGACGGCTGCATACTAACCGCTTCATACATCTCGTAGATTTCTCTGGCGATTGAAGGGCTAAATTCTTCAACGCTAACGTTGAGAATTTTTGCAAGCAATGCGGCGTTATAAGCATTTAATGCATTGATGCCATTAAATAAAGCACCAACGCCTGACTGTCCCATCCCCATCTTGTCTGCGACAGATTCCTGGGATAAGCCAAGTTCATTTTTCTTTTTTTCATAAATAGCTTTAAGGCGACGTGCGTCCTCAAGCTGCTCTTGTGTTAATGGTTTCTTTTTTGCGCTCATACGTTAAATCTATCACCGCAAGGGATAAATATCTAACACCGTGCGTGTTGACTATTTTACCTCTAGCGGTGATAATGGTTGCATGTACTAAGGAGGTTGTATGGAACAACGCATAACCCTGAAAGATTATGCAATGCGCTTTGGGCAAACCAAGACAGCTAAAGATCTCGGTGTATATCAAAGCGCGATCAACAAGGCCATTCATGCAGGCCGAAATATTTTTTTAACTATAAACGCTGATGGAAGCGTTTATGCGGAAGAGGTAAAGCCCTTTCCAAGTAACAAAAAAACAACTGCATAAGTAACACCGCTCTTTTCACAATGGACATTCGTCCTACGTCGCTGACAAAGCGAGCCCCAAGATATCTGACCAACTAAGGCCATATGCGTTTCCACGCATACCTTTCAACTAACTATTCACTATTGGAAAATTAACAAATGACACAAGCAAGTTACAGCAAACTATCACAGCGCGACGTTGATCGCGCAGAAACAGATTTACTCATCAACCTGTCAACGCTTACCCAGCGCGGTCTGGCAAAGATGATTGGCTGTCATGAATCGAAGATAAGCAGAACGGACTGGAGATTTATTGCTTCGGTCTTGTGTGCTTTCGGAATGGCATCAGACATCAGTCCGATTAGCAGGGCTTTTAAGTATGCGCTTGATGAAATCACAAAGAAAAAATCCCCGGCCGCCACCGAGGATTTTAAGCAAATTGATATGCAATTCTGAGGGAATTACTGGATCAATCCACAGGAGTAATTATGACAAAACAACTCAGTCCTTACCAGGACAAAATTCACAAACACATACTACGTGATCGCTTCCTGTCCAGCTTCAAGCAGCCTGGTCGATTCCGGGCTGAGTTGGAAAAAGTGAAGCTGATGCAGAAGGAGAAAGGTCATGAGTAACATATCTAATCTAGCCGAAGCCAGAGAGGCCAGAAGGCTACAACAACCGCATCAAAGCAGCGGTAAGGGGTATGCCTTGCTGCACCGTAAAATTATGGATGTGCCGTTTTACAAGGACGCAGAAGCAGCGCATCTGTGGGTTCACTTAATCCTCAAAGCAAAGCATACGCCTGAGTATGTAATGACTGACGCAGGAGAAATTCTGGTAGGCAGAGGGAAGCTACTTGGCGGTAGAAACTCTCTGGCGTTTGAAACAGGACTCAAACCAGATCGCGTTCAGTACCTGCTTAGAAAGTTCAAAAAACTCGGCATGATTGACTGGGTTTCACACGGTAAATTCTCAGTTTTCTCGGTAGAGAAATATGACGATTATCAGTCAAATTTTGTACCAGCAGATTACCAGCAAATTACCACCTCAAAGCCAGCAATACCAATGCCTGCAAGCAATACTGTACCAGCAGATTACCAGCAAATTACCACAGATAAAGAATATAATAATATTATCTCTAATACTGACGTATTAGAGAGTGCTACAGCAGACAAAAAGTCTGACAAGAAAAAACCTTCCGTCAGCTGTCAGGATGTTGTCGATGCTTACCACGAAATCCTTCCTGAAGCGCCAAGAATCCGCGCACTGAATGACAAGCGTAAAAACCAGATCCGAACGTTCTGGCGCAAAGCCGGAGTGATAACCCGCCAGCTTGACGGGCATGGGTTCACGATGCAGGACTGGAGAAATTATTTGAGCTACGTAGGCGAAAATTGCCGATGGATGTTCGAAGAGCGTCCAAACCATCAACGCGGAACTGTCTGGCACAAAAAGGGATTTGATTTCCTGCTTAACGATAATACCTACCTGAAAGTTCGTGAGGGTGAACACGATGACCGATAATTTTTATGCGCCGCCCCATAGCATCGAGGCAGAGCAGGCGGTGATTGGTGGATTGCTTCTGGATGATGACAGCAGTGAGCGCGTCCAGAAGGTTCTGGCGATGCTGAAGCCTGATTCATTTTACAGCCGGCCACACAAAATCATTTTCGAAGAAATAACCAGAATGCACCGTGAGCAAAAGCCAGTAGATGGCCTGACGCTTTTCGATGAACTGGAGCGTAAATCGTTAACGGCGTCTGTTGGCGGTTTTGCTTATATCGCTGAGATCGCAAAGAACACGCCAAGCGCAGCAAACATCGTTGCTTATGCAATGCAGGTTCGCGAAACCGCAATGGAACGCTACGCCATCAACCGCATGACTGAAGCGACGGAATTGCTCTATTCCCGCAACGGAATGACTGCAACGCAGAAGTACGAAGCTATTCAGTCGATTTTCACGCAACTGACAGACCATGCAAAAACCGGATCGCGTCGCGGCCTTCGCTCATTTGGTGAGGTCATGGAAGACTGGGTTAGCGACCTTGAGAAGCGATTTGACCCGTCAGGCGAACAACGAGGAATGAGCACAGGGATCCCATCGCTGGACAGGATGCTGTCACCGAAAGGTCTGGTGAAAGGCTCTCTGTTTGTCATTGGCGCTCGCCCTAAGATGGGGAAAACGACGCTATACAGCCAGATGGCAATCAACTGCGCAGTGCATGAGAAAAAGCCCGCTCTGATGTTCAGCCTTGAAATGCCCGGTGACCAGATACTGGAAAAACTGGTAGGACAGAAGTCAGGTGTTAACCCGAATATTTTTTACCTTCCGGCGACAAATGACGCTGATGACGGCTATCAGGGTGATTACGATGGTGACTTCAACAGGGCGATCGAAACAGCCAATCGCTTGAGTGAAATCGACATGCTTTACATCGACGACACGCCGGGATTATCTCTGGCTCAAATCGTCAGCGAAAGCCGTCGAATCAAGCGAGAAAAAGGATGTGTTGGCATGATTCTGGTCGATTACCTGACACTAATGACCGCTGAGAAGGCCGATCGCAACGACCTTGCTTACGGCATGATCACCAAAGGACTGAAGAACCTTGCCAAAGAGCTTGATTGCGTTGTTGTGCTTCTGACGCAGCTTAACCGCGCACTGGAAAGCCGAACCAATAAACGCCCATTACCAAGTGACTCACGAGATACAGGGCAGATTGAACAGGATTGCGATTATTGGGTCGGGATCCATCGTGAAGGCGCTTTTGATGACAGTGTTCCACCTGGTGAAACTGAACTAATCCTTCGTCTCAATCGTCATGGCAATACCGGCACGGTGTATTGCATTCAGGCAAATGGCGCTATTTATGACACAGACCAACAGTCCGCTGAAATGCGCCGACGTGAACGCGAGGAACCGCAGTCCAAGAAGAAAGGAGGATTCTGATGACCATCTACATCACTGAGCTAATAACAGGGGCTATTTACACAGTAGCCCTTTTTTATTGGATTAAGAACGAGGGGGATCCTGATGGACACCGTTAACGGAATGTGTTCAGACGCACCGCGTGCCAAGAAATGTAAATGCGGAAAATCACCGACAATATTCGACATGGAGAACGGGTGCCAAATCTACTGCGCTAACCACGCTGCTGTGGCGGCCGCGAATTATCGCAGTGCGGTAACGGAGTGGAATAACCTGAAATCTGTTAGAGAGGGAAGTCATGAAAAAACTAACCTTTGAAATTCGATCTCCAGCACATCAGCAAAACGCTATTCACGCAGTACAGCAAATCCTTCCAGACCCAACCAAACCAATCGTAGTAACCATTCAGGAACGCAACCGCAGCTTAGACCAAAACAGGAAGCTATGGGCCTGCTTAGGTGACGTCTCTCGTCAGGTTGAATGGCATGGTCGCTGGCTGGATGCAGAAAGCTGGAAGTGTGTGTTTACCGCAGCATTAAAGCAGCAGGATGTTGTTCCTAACCTTGCCGGGAATGGCTTTGTGGTAATAGGCCAGTCAACCAGCAGGATGCGTGTAGGCGAATTTGCGGAGCTATTAGAGCTTATACAGGCATTCGGTACAGAGCGTGGCGTTAAGTGGTCAGACGAAGCGAGACTGGCTCTCGAATGGAAAGCGCGATGGGGAGATCGGGCTGCATGACTATCAAATCAAATACGCCAGCACACGACAAGGACTGCTGGCAAACGCCGCTTTGGCTTTTTGATGCACTGGATATTGAGTTTGGATTCTGGCTGGATTCGGCAGCGAGCGACAAAAATGCTCTGTGTGCTCACTGGCTAACTGAGGCCGACGACGCGCTCAATTCTGAGTGGGTAAGCCACGGTGCAATCTGGAATAACCCACCGTACAGCAATATCAGGCCGTGGGTAGAAAAAGCCGCTGAGCAGTGCATACAACAGCGACAGACGGTAGTGATGCTTGTGCCAGAGGATATGTCAGTCGGATGGTTCAGCAAGGCTCTGGAGAGTGTTGACGAAGTTCGCATTATCACTGATGGACGGATTAATTTTATCGAACCATCGACAGGGCTGGAGAAGAAGGGAAACAGCAAAGGCTCCATGCTGCTGATTTGGCGACCGTTCATCAGTCCTCGACGGATGTTTACTACCGTATCCAAAGCGGCATTGATGGCGATCGGGCAGGGCGTCAGGAGGGCGGCATGAGGCGACAGCGACGAAGTATCACCGACATCATCTGCGAAAACTGCAAATACCTTCCAACGAAACGCTCCAGAAATAAACGCAAGCCAATCCCAAAAGAATCTGACGTAAAAACCTTCAACTACACGGCTCACCTGTGGGATATCCGGTGGCTAAGACATCGTGCGAGGAAATGACAATGCTTTTAATTCAACCTGGATTTGGCCTTAGCATCAAAAAAGGGCACATGTTTGGCGAGAAAGAGTCTCAACGAAAAATGGTGTCTATCCAGTTGCCATTTATCAGTATTTATTGGCTAAACAGGGAGGCAACAAATTATTGGTATACATGCGCCATAGCAGCATTTAACGACCCTGAGTGGTTTGTAGAAAACCATCACGCTGTTCGTCAGGCAAAGAGAAAGGCCGAAACGACATACATGAAGGCGTATCGAAAAGCATGGAAAGAACACTGCGATCGATACCAACAAGACATGGAAAAGCTTGAATCAGAAAACATGGAATTAAGACGAAAGCTCGGTGAAGCAAAACGAGACATTGATGCTTACAAGCGACTTTTTAATGGTGAAAGCCATGCTTAGCCCATCCCAATCCCTTCAATACCAGAAAGAAAGCGTCGAGCGGGCTTTAACGTGCGCTAACTGCGGTCAGAAGCTGCATGTGCTGGAAGTTCACGTGTGTGAGCACTGCTGCGCAGAGCTGATGAGCGATCCGAATAGCTCAATGTACGAGGAAGAAGGCGATGGCTAAACCAGCGCGAAGACGATGTAAAAACGATGAATGTCGGGAATGGTTTCACCCTGCATTCGCTAATCAGTGGTGGTGCTCTCCAGAGTGTGGAACCAAGATAGCACTCGAACGACGAAGCAAAGAACGCGAAAAAGCGGAAAAGGCAGCAGAGAAGAAACGACGACGAGAGGAGCAGAAACAGAAAGATAAACTTAAGATTCGAAAACTCGCCTTAAAGCCCCGCAGTTACTGGATTAAACAAGCCCAACAAGCCGTAAACGCCTTCATCAGAGAAAGAGACCGCGACTTACCATGTATCTCGTGCGGAACGCTCACGTCTGCTCAGTGGGATGCCGGACATTACCGGACAACTGCTGCGGCACCTCAACTCCGATTTGATGAACGCAATATTCACAAGCAATGCGTGGTGTGCAACCAGCACAAAAGCGGAAATCTCGTTCCGTATCGCGTCGAACTGATTAGCCGCATCGGGCAGGAAGCAGTAGACGAAATCGAATCAAACCATAACCGCCATCGCTGGACTATCGAAGAGTGCAAGGCGATCAAGGCAGAGTACCAACAGAAACTCAAAGACCTGCGAAATAGCAGAAGTGAGGCCGCATGACGTTCTCAGTAAAAACCATTCCAGACATGCTCGTTGAAGCATACGGAAACCAGACAGAAGTAGCACGCAGACTGAAATGTAGTCGCGGCACGGTCAGAAAATACGTTGATGATAAAGACGGGAAAATGCACGCCATCGTCAACGACGTTCTCATGGTTCATCGCGGATGGAGTGAAAGAGATGCGCTATTACGAAAGAATTGATGGCAGCAAATACCGAAATATTTGGGTAGTTGGCGATCTGCACGGATGCTACACGAACCTGATGAAAAAACTGGAGACGATAGGATTTAACACCAAAAAAGACCTGCTTATCTCGGTTGGCGATTTGGTTGATCGCGGTACAGAGAACGTCGAATGCCTGGAATTAATCACATTCCCCTGGTTCAGAGCTGTACGTGGAAACCATGAGCAAATGATGATTGATGGCTTATCAGAGCGTGGAAACGTCAATCACTGGCTGCTTAATGGCGGTGGCTGGTTCTTTAATCTCGATTACGACAAAGAAATTCTGGCTAAAGCTCTTGCCCATAAAGCAGGTGAACTTCCGTTAATCATCGAACTGGTGAGCAAAGGTAAAAAATATGTCATCTGCCACGCCGATTATCCTTGTGATAAATACGAGTTTGGAAAGCCAGTTGATCATCAGCAGGTAATCTGGAACCGCGAACGAATCAGCAACTCACAAGACGGGATCGTGAAAGAAATCAAAGGAGCGGACACGTTCATCTTTGGTCATACGCCAGCAGTGAAACCACTCAAGTTTGCCAACCAGATGTATATCGATACCGGCGCAGTGTTCTGCGGAAACCTCACATTGATTCAGGTACAGGGAGAAGGCGCATGAGACTCGAAAGCGTAGCTAAATTTCATTCGCCAAAAAGCCCGATGATGAGTGACTCACCACGGGCCACGGCTTCTGACTCTCTTTCCGGTACTGATGTGATGGCTGCTATGGGGATGGCGCAATCACAAGCCGGATTCGGTATAGCTGCATTCTGTGGTAAGCACGAACTCAGCCAGAACGACAAACAAAAGGCTATCAACTATCTGATGCAATTTGCACACAAGGTATCGGGGAAATACCGTGGCGTTGCAAAACTTGAAGGAAATACTAAGGCAAAGGTACTGCAAGTGCTCGCAACATTCGCTTATGCGGATTATTGCCGTAGTGCCGCGACGCCGGGCGCAAGATGCAGAGATTGCCACGGTACAGGCCGTGCGGTTGATATAGCAAAAACAGAGCAGTGGGGGAGAGTTGTTGAGAAAGAGTGCGGAAGATGCAAAGGTGTCGGCTATTCAAGGATGCCAGCAAGCGCCGCATATCGCGCTGTGACGATGCTAATCCCAAACCTTACTCAACCCACCTGGTCACGCACTGTTAAACCACTGTATGACGCTCTGGTGGTGCAATGCCACAAAGAAGAGTCAATCGCAGACAACATTTTGAATGCGGTCACACGTTAGCGTCATGATTGCCACGGATGGCAACATATTAACGGCATAATATTGACTTTTTGAATAAAGTTGGGTAAATTTGACATCAACGATGGATAAATGCACTCGTTAAATAAAGCCCTGAGTTAATAGCTCGGGGCTTTTTGCGTTTCTAAGGGCTGCCATTTGGCGGCCTTTTCTATTTCAGGCTCACGGGAATCAATTACTGCGTGCTTTGTTGATAAATCCAGCCCGTGAAGCCTGACCCTTTTCATACACACACAGCGCCATCCGAAAAATCGGAGGTGAGGCTATGACCAGAATGAGCACCATTTACAGCAGACTTTCATATGGAACAGGAACCACGCTGACCGGCTGCGGTGTATCAGCGAAGGCATATGCCGAAACAGCTAAAACAGCAAAAGAGGTGTCCTGGATGTTGGCCGACAGAATTGCAGGGTTAAGCCTGAGCGACTGGGCAATTATTGTCGGTATCGCATGCACGGTAATCACATGTGCAGTGAACTGGTATTTCCGCTGGAAAGAACGGGAGGATCGGCGCAATGGCTATGCCACAAAAGCTGAAGAATAGCGTTATTGCAGCTATACCCGCTGGCGCTATTGCTATCGCTGCGGCGTTGATTACTGGCCCAACGGGTAATGATGGCCTTGAAGGTGTACGCTATCAGCCTTATCGGGATGTTGTTGGAGTGTGGACTGTATGCTGGGGCCATACTGGTAAAGATATTATCCTCGGCAAGACCTACACCAAAGCAGAGTGCCAGACGCTGCTTGATAAAGACCTGAATATTGTCGCCCGTCAGATTAACCCATATATCAACGTTCCGATCCCCGAAACGATGAGAGGGGCGCTGTACTCATTTGCGTATAACGTAGGCGCGGGAAACTTCAAAACCTCCACACTGTTACGAAAAATCAACCAGGGTGATTCGAAAGGCGCATGCGAACAACTGCGGCGCTGGATCTATGCTGGTGACAAACAGTGGAAGGGTTTAATCACCCGGCGTGAGATTGAGCGTGAAGTTTGCCTGTGGGCAGAGAAATCTCAGGTTCTTGGTGATGGGCTCGGGCCGCTTAACCCAGGCATTCCGGTATCAGTTCCGGGGGTATTTTGATGAAAATCAGCAAAATTACGATTGTCGCGATTCTGCTGGTGGTCGTCGTAACCATCATTGCGGTGCTCTGTGTTCTGCTGGTACGCAGCAATGCGGCACTGACCGCGTCAGAGAGTGATAACCGGGTGCTGCGCAGCGACAACGCACTACAGGCGACGGTGATAACTACCCAGGCTTTCAACTTCAACCGGTTTAATCAGGTAGCTGAGAACGCCAGCCTCATGAATTCGCTGATAGATGCTGGTGCCGAGAAAACTGTCATCGAATACCGGGAGATTCTCCGACGTGAAAAGACCTGTGATCTGCCTGTTCCTGCTGATGTCGCTGGTGGGCTGCTCAAATACGCGTACCGTTTACGTGCCAGCGCAATGCACCCCGATACCGGGAACACTAACGCAACCGATGATAGTACCGCTGCCGCCAGCTCAATGACGTATTGTCAGGCCGTCCTCTGGATTGAGCCGCTACTGGCAACGATAGAAAAGGGTAATAACAATTTTTCCGGTATACGGGAGATTGAGAATAACCGCGCAATGCGATAACTATCACAGTTTCACTCGGTGGTTAGCTTGATAAGGATAAAAAGGACTCCATGATGTAGATTCTGATGCTAATAAGGATAAAAAATGATTTTTCCCATTGTGAAGTCTGTCTACATCAACAGCAAAACTGATAGTCGTTTAATACGTTATGATGTTATTCGTACTGACCCCGATACCTACCTCGTCAAAGTTTTCGATAATCAACAGCGTGGAATTTCGGTACCAGGCCTGATTAGTCAAATTTCCGAGTTCGAAATAACTCGTGCTGCCTATAATGAAAAATATCAGGTGGGTAATCGCGTAGTCGTGAAAATGAATGCGGACCCCGGATTTGAAAACACCATTGATGGTGAGTTGCAAGCACATCGAGATAGTTTGTCGTGAAAACAACCGCCTCCGGGCGGTTTTTTGTTTCTGCATGGGGAAGAAATTATGGCTGCTCTTAAGAACCTTATTCAGCAGTTGAATCAAATGCAAAAGCAAATTCCATTTGCGACAGCTCAGGCTATGACCAAAGTTGTACGCCAGATAGAGACGGCACAGAAAACAGCGTTTGAACGTCATCTGGAGAGCCCTACACCGTTTACTGTTAAATCAGTTGGTTCGGTTGCTGCGAGAAAGAACAACCTGACCGCAAAGGTTTTTGTCCGTGATACTGCGGCTGGCTATCTGGAACCATTCGAGTTTGGTGGAGAGCACAAGCTCAATAGCCAGGCTCTTTTGAACCCCAAGAACGTCAAACTGAACAAATACGGCAACATGCCGCGCAATAAGCTCTCACAGCTTAAAGCAAAGGAAAATGTATTCGTAGGTGAGGTGGATGGCGTTAACGCTGTCTGGCAGCGTAAGAAACCGATGAAAGCTAAGAAGCGACGGGCCAAGCGCTCCGCTAATGGGACGCGAAGGCCGAAACGTAAACAGCGTTCTCCAAAGCTTTTGATCCGGTTTGGTGATGCGCTACCTGTGACTCCAGTGCTGGGGTATATGGATAGGGCCCGTACCATGGCGAACGCACTGCTACCGTCTGCTTTAAATCAGGCGATAGCAGAAGCCATCAGGACGGCAAAATAAAAGCAGTAACTTATAAGTTAATTTCGCAAGCTTTTATGAAGCTGTTTACTGCAGTTGTCGATCCAGAAACATTGGCTGACATGGAATGCTGGTTTCCGCCATCCTTTGTTTGCACACCAACTAACACTTTGGATTTCGCCCCCTGAAGCTGCTTAAGCACTGTTTTTAGTTGGTCCGCGTCATCCGATTGAATCTGGAGGCTCTGAACATTACGTCTTGAAAGGGTAGCATCGAGCTTCACTGCGGTATTCCCGTCGACCTTCATTATCAGGTCCATTGGTACCTCTGATAGTGATTCGGTGCTTTTATCCATTTCAACGTATGCCGCCGATAGCTTTTCTTTAGTGCAGTCAAACACAATGGCGCCATTGTCGGATGAAACTTCGCCAAGCATCATTGCTTTCTTACCACCAGAGAAAAGGTCATCTTCAGTATTAGTCACCCACTGGGCATGAGCAATTGGTGATGCCAGCACTGCGGCTACGAAAGTTATTTTGATTATATTGTTACCCATTACATTCTCCTTGTATTGAATAGGAATAATCATAGTCGGAGCGAATGGTCGAAGCCATTAAAAAAATGGGTCCTTCCTGAGACTTTTGTAAGGTACGGGCATTGCGCGCCGCGGTGTTTTCCTAGCTACAACTTTCAGATTTGTGTCCCATGTCCCACCTCTGGCGATCATTACGGACACCTCGCCAGCTCTGGCTATTCCAGTTTATTCCAGTGGGACATTCTGGTGGGACATGGCAAAAATGTCCCAGGCGAATGTCCCACCCCAGAAAATGTCCCAGGTGATGTCCCATGACCACGATGAACCAGAGTCAGTACGCACAACATTCAGGTGTGGATCGCAAAACAATTGGTCGGTGGATTAAAGCCGGGCGCTTCATTGTGATGGACGGAGACCTGATTGACGTAGAGGCCAGCGATGCGGCATTGAAGAAAAACCGCGATGGCAAAGACCCGCGCGCCTCGAACGCGAAGAAAAAGAAAACTCCCGTCGTTAGCGATAACGATGATGACGGTGATGAAATCAATAAAACTGTCCGCCAGATAATGCTCACTGAAGGGGCAGATCTTTCGAGAGAGGAAGCGGGACGTATCCGCGAGAATTACATGGCCCTGCAGGCAAAGCTGCAGTATGAAAAAGACAGCGGCCAGCTTATTGAGCTGACAGCAGCCGAGGAGGTTTTATTCAACGCCTTTCGCCAACAGCGTGATGCCTGGCTTAACTGGCCGTCCAGGGTGGCGCCGCTAATGGCTGCTGATCTGGATGTACCGGCGGACAGGATGACAGAGGTGCTGATTGAACATGTCCACAAACACATCTCAGTCCTCGGAGAGCCAGAGTTTAACCCGGCAGAAGATTGAGCGTCTTGAATTAAGCGTCCGCAAAGGCTGGACACCCCCGCCGCGTATCAGTGTGCCGCAGTGGGCAGATGACTATCGTAAGCTGGCAAAAGAGGCTGGGAGCACTTCGGGAAACTGGGAAACATCGACGGTAGAAATTGCCCGCGGACCGATGCTTGCCGCGACGGAGTCCGGGGTTCATATCATCACTGTAATGTGCTGTACCCAGTTGATGAAGACAGCACTGCTGGAAAACCTTTTTGGCTATTTTGCCCACCTCGATCCTTGTCCGATACTGCTGCTGCAGCCGAAAGAAGAAGCCGCTGAACAGTTTTCGAAAGAGCGTATTAGCCCGCTGGTAAGGGTGACGCCGGTACTGCGTAAAATCATCGGTGATTCGAAACAGAAAAGCTCGAAAGAAACCATTCTTTACAAGGCATTCACTGGCGGATTTCTGGCGCTGGCGGGTGCTGGTAGCCCTGATAACCTTGCGCGTCGTCCGATTCGTGTCCTGCTGGCGGATGAAGTGGACAAGTACCCGATAACCCGCGAAGGCGATCCAATTGCGCTGGCCGAAGAGCGTACAGCGACATTTGGCCTGACCTGGCTGTCTGTACGCGCCTGTTCGCCGACGGTGGAGGATGAGAGCCGCATTGCTGACAGCTACGCCGACTCCGATCAGCGCCGGGCATCTGTGGTTTGCCCGCACTGTGGCCACCGCCAGTTCCCCGACTTTTTCAAACACGTTCAGTGGCCGAAAGAGGGAGATAAACACCTGACTAAATCGGCGATGCTCTATTGCGAATGCTGTGGTAGTGGCTGGTCCGAAGGACAGCGCCTCAGAGCTCTGCACACTATTCGATGGCATCAGACGCGCCCATTTGAGTGCTGCGGGGAGCGGCACTCACCGCTGATGGATTATGACCTTGCCTGGCGGGCGGCAGACGAGGGCAGCGTTGAAAAGGTCTGGCAATGGTCAGAGTCGGAACGGCATGCGGTCTATCGCGCAATCTGCCCCTCCTGTGGAAAGGAGGCAGTCGATAACCACCACGCGGGGTACCAGGCATCCAAGCTTTTCAGCACCTGGCAAAAAGATAAGCCGTCGGATATTGCGAAAAAATATATCGATGCGAAGGGCGATCCGGATAAGGAACAGGCGTGGTGGAATACCCAGATGGGGCTTCCGCACCGACCTAATCATGGGAAACAGCTCCCTGTTGATGTTCTGCTGGCGCGCCGGGAAATATTTCCGGCCGTCGTTCCGGACGGGGTGGCATTGTTAACAGCTGGAGTTGATACCCAGGACGATCGCTTCGAAATTACGATCACCGGCTGGGGGAGAGATGAAGAATCGTGGTCGGTCGCGCATGACGTTATTTATGGTGACCTTGAGACGGAAGAACCCTGGAAGCGACTGGATGCATACCTGAAACAGATCTGGCGACGTGGTGACGGGCGCGGCCTGAATATCATGGCAACGTGCATGGACTCCGGCGGCCACCATACGCAGAAGGTATACGAATTCGCCAAAGAGCGTCTTGGCCGTCGTGTCTGGGCAATTAAGGGGGAGTCTGCACAGGGAGGCAAACGCAATCCTGTCTGGCCGACCAAACGACCATCATCGAAAAGCAAAGCCAGTTTCCGCCCTGTCATTCTGGGGGTTAACTCAGCGAAAGACGTGATACGCGGTCGCCTGCATCTTGAGCCACCCAAACCTGGCGCCGCCGCTGCGGGTTATATGCATTTTCCTGACGATCGCGATCTCGGGTACTTCAATCAGCTGCTGGCGGAGCGACTGGTTTACAAAGTCATTTCCGGGCAGCGGTACAGTATCTGGGAAGCAATACCAGGACGAGCTAACGAAGCGCTTGACTGCCTCGTTTACAGCTATGCCGCGCTGTGCGGTCTCAAACATATGGGGTTAAAACTCAACGTCCGGGCCGCCAACCTCGAAGCCGATCCGGATAAGTTCCTGCCAGCGCCAGTTGGACAGGAAGAAAAAATCAATTACGAGCTGCCGGGTGCGGTTATTGAAGAACCAGCGCCGGTCAAACGTAAGCGAATATCGCAACTCCTGCCGAAATAAGGAAAATCATGTTCAACCGGAACACCAGCCTGCTTGCCGGCGCAATGACTGACGATCAGCTCAGGGATGCGCTTGCGAAAGCTCAGCAGGCGTACATTGATTTAGCAACCGGGAGCCACGGTGTTTCGTTTTCCTATACGCAGGGAGACGGGACGCGATCAGTGTCCTATCAGCAAAGCACCCTGGCTGATCTGCTGGCCCTGATTCAACTTCTGCAGGCGCAACTGGGGATTATCTCTCGCCCCCGGAAACCAGCGAGGTTTAGATTCTGATGAATAAAGTACAGATACTGGGCTCTGATGGGCAGCCGTTGCGACAGCAGCGTCCTTCTATGCTGGTGGGGGGGAGCCGCGTACCTTATGACGCAGCTGACTCTTTCAGCGATCAACTGGCGAACTGGCAACCCGCGCTGTGGTCCCCGGACAATGAAATTAACATTTACCGGGATCGCATCGTGTCCCGCGCACGCGATCTGGTCCGTAATGACGGCTGGGCAAACGGTGCGGTCACACGTCTGCTGGATAATGCGGTTGGTGCCAACTTCCGCCCCATCATGAAACCCGATTACCGTGTTCTCAGAATGATCACCGGAAACAAGGCGTTTGATGCGTCCTGGGCGGAAGAGTACGGAAAAGCACTGGACGGGCACTGGCGGACCTGGAGTAACGATCCTGGCCGGTATTGTGATGTTGAACGAAAACTCACCGTGTCGCAGATGTTGCGCCTGGGATTTCGTCACAAGCTTATTGACGGGGATGCTCTGGCCATTCTCCAGTACAGAACTGACAGGCTTGGTCCCGGAAGAGGGCGTTACGCCACCACGGTACAGATTGTCGATCCTGACCGCCTCAGTAATCCTCAGCAGAATTTCGATATGCCAAATGTCCGTGGTGGCGTTGAAATTGATGCGGACGGTGCGCCGGTTGCTTACCACATCAGGGAGGCCCATATCGGTGACTGGTGGAGCGGGGCTAAAACCATGACGTGGCAGCGTATCCCGCGTGAAACTGACTGGGGCCGCCCGCATGTGGTTCACGATTTTGATCATGAGCGTGGCGCGCAGCACCGCGGTAACGGCATCCTGACTCCGGTTATCCAGCGTCTGAAAATGCTGGTGAAGTATGACCAGAGTGAGCTTGAGGCAGCAATTCTTAATGCCATATTCGCCGCTTACATTGAGTCACCCTATGACCCTGCGATGGTTCAGTCTGCCCTGGGCGAGACCTATGACGAGTCGGAGTTAGGCACTTATCAGGACGGGCGTGTTGAGTTCCATAACGATCGGCGTCTGACACTTCAGAATGGTGCCCGAATGCCCATTCTTTATCCTGGTGAGAAAATCACGACGGTTAACGCGGCGCGGCCCTACAGCAATTTTGAAGTCTTCGAATCTGCTGTTCTCCGTAATTTTTCTTCAGGAACAGGGTTGTCCCCACAGCAGGTCACCCAGGACTGGTCTGACGTTAACTACAGTTCTGCACGCTCCTCGTTGCTGGAGGCATGGAAAACACTGACTCGCCGCCGGGACGATTTTTCTACCGGCTTCGCTCAGCCCATTCTCACCGCCTTTGTTGAAGAAGTTCACGACAATGAGGATTTACCCCTGCCCGCAGGCGCACCTGATTTTGTTGACGCCAGAGCCGCGTATTCTCGCGCGCGCTGGATGGGGCCAGGGCGCGGCTGGGTGGATCCGGTTGCAGAGAAAAAAGGCGCCATTCTTGGTCTGGATGCCGGACTTTCCACCCTCGAGATTGAGGTGGGTGAAAACGTCGGTGAAGACTGGGAAGAAGTGCTTGATCAGCGCCAGAGAGAAATTGAGTCATGTCTTAAACGCGGATTACCGCTTCCGAGCTGGGCACAGGCTGACCAGTTTGCGAGCCAGACCATTACCGATCCGGAGGAAAAGTGAATCTACCCCATCTGGCCCAGCGATTATTTAACACCCCGCTGGCGCTGCACCCGAGTAAAGCCGAAGTCATCATGGCATCCGTAATGGACCGATTTGGTATCAGTAAAATCGAATCTTCTCTTGCCATGGAGGATGACTGGTACGGATATGACGATAACCGGGGACGTGAATCCCGTAGTGATCCGGGTTATGACAATGTGCTGGGTGTCGCCGTCATCCCGATATGCGGAACGCTGGTGCAAAAACTGGGCAGTCTGCGTCCGTACAGTGGAATGACAGGGTATGACGGCATTCGTCAGGCGTTTCTTACTGCGATGGAAGATCCCGACATTTCGGGCATTTGCCTGGATATCGACTCACCCGGCGGCGAGGTCGCTGGATGCTTCGATCTGGTTGATGTCATTTACGGCTCCCGGGGGAAAAAGCCTATCCATGCCATTCTGACGGAAAGCGCTTATTCCGCTGCGTATGCCATTGCCAGTGCAGCGGACCGGATTTCTGTTCCGCGCACCGGCGGAGTGGGTTCTGTGGGTGTGATCACCATGCACATTGACTGGACGCAGCGGATTAAAGATGACGGTCTTAAAGTTACGATCATCACCTATGGATCCCGCAAGGCTGAAGGTTCGCCGCTGAGAGAGTTGTCAGATGAAGCGCTGGCCGCCATCCAGCAGGACATTAACACCATGGGCGAATTGTTTGTGAACACTGTTGCCAGAAACCGGGGGATTAGCGCAAAGGTTATAAAAAGTACCCAGGCCGCCTGTTTTATGGCTGCTGATGGCGTTGAAATTGGACTGGCTGATGAGGTGTGTCCTCCTGACGCTGCGTTCAAAAACTTACTTGAAAAAACAGGAGCCTGAAATGGCAAAGAAAAAGACGTTTAGTTTTGCTCACCTCATTGGTCTTGGCCCTTCCGCTTCTGAGGAAGAAGAGGATAAAAAAGCCAAAAAAGCGAAAGCCCGTCGCGCGGAAGAGGATGAGCGCGAAGATGATGCCGATGATGATGAGCGCGACGACGACGCGGAAGAAGACGAACGCGACGATGATGCTGAAGATGACTGCGATGATCCGGATGCGTCAGAAGATGATGATTCTGAAGACGACGGCGACGACGATCGCAAAGAGAGTAAGGCGGTAAAAAATGCACGCGCTGCTGAGCGTAAACGCTGCGCCCGTATTTTCGGCAGTAAGCATGCAGCTGCGAATCCTTCACTGGCCGCGTCACTGGCTTTCAATACCGGGATGAGTTCTGCGGCAGCAATTAATGTCCTAGCCTCTTCGGCTCCGGCCGCAGCCGCATCTCAGCCATCCCGTAAACGCTCTCTCGATCAGCGTATGCAGGAAAGCCACCAGGTCCGGCTTAATCCGGATAGCGGACAGAAAGAGACCGGAAAGTCTGCGCTGGTAAGTAAAATGACCGGCCTCTACAACTCCACAAGAGGAGAGAAATAATGGATCAGTTTGGTCAGAATGCGTTTGCGCCTGGCATGAAGAGCGCGCTGTTTGTTCCGGATCAGCTTGTCGCTGGCACGCTCCAGCTGGTGACTGACACCGGGATCATTACGGGCGGTGCCTTTAAGCGTGGTACTGTCCTGGGCCTGGTGGCTGCCAGCGGGAAATACACGCAATGTGTGAAAACGGCTGAAGATGGCAGTCAGTTACCCGTTGCTATTCTGGTTGATGATGTTGATGCATCGTCTTTCGATCAGAACGGCGGCCTGTATCTGATGGGGGAATTCAACCAGCACCGAATTATTTTTGATAACTCCTGGACGACCGCTGACCTGAAAAAAGCGCTCCGACCGCTGGCTATCTTCCTGAAAGACAGTGACCAGGCACCTGTAACCACCTCCTGATTTCCCCCACGGCTCTCCTGACGAATGCTTTAACCGGCAGGGGCTGGCTCGTTTAAATTTTTTGCCAGCTGCGGCTGGCACTATCAAGAGACTGAATATGGAAAATATTTTTGATACCAGCGTGCTGGTGCAGGTTGTTCCTAACCTGAAAACCAGTCAGAACTGGCTGCTCGATCGCTTCTTCCCGAATGTCGTAACTTACGAGACTGAAGAAGTGGCGATTGATGTTGATGTCGGCCTGCGTCGTATGGCGCCGTTCGTCTCCCCGCTGGTGGAAGGTAAGCTGGTCGAATCCCGTAAATACCAGACCAATACCTTTAAACCGGCATACATCAAAGATAAGCGCGCGCCGGACCTGCGCAAACCTATCCGTCGCCAGATTGGTGAGCGTATTGGCGGGGAATATACCGCTGCCGAGCGCGAAATGCTGAACCTTCAGTTTGAAATGGCTGACCAGATTGACATGATCAACCGTCGTCTGGAATGGATGGCGGCCAGTGCGCTGGTGTCCGGGACCGTAACCGTCGCCGGGGAGGGCTATGAAACTAAGGTGGTGGATTTCGGTCGTGCTTCGGATCTGACCATCACTCTTAGCGGCTCGGATAAATGGCCTCTGACCGTTGCAGCTGGCGCTACCAATACCCAGCCATCAGATGACATTGAAATCTGGCAGACTACTTTCCTGAAAGAGTCCGGCTCTGTCGCCACGGATCTGGTCTTTACGAATAAGTCATGGCGTGCATTCCGACTGGATACCACCATCAAGGATAACGCCATTACATTCCCGGCGCTGAGCCCGTTTGGTAACCAAATTAACGCCGGCCCACAGGCGATGAAGGGCGCAATTTATAAAGGGCGTTGGGGTAACTTTGACCTCTGGTTATATAACGACTGGTTTATTGACCCGCTGGACAACGTCGAGAAGCCTATGATCCCCGATGGCGCTGTCATTATGAGTGGTGCCGATCTGATGGGTACCCGCGCCTTTGGCGTTATCCTGGACCCGGCTTTCAACTACGGTCCGCTGGCTTATGCGCCAAAATCCTGGGTGAAAGAAGATCCAGCCCAGCGTCTTATCCTGATGCAATCCTCCCCGCTGGTTATTCCGAGCCGGGTAAATGCATCCCTCTGCGCAACGGTGGTCTGATATGGCAAAACAACCTAATACCGGGCTGGCTGATGATCTGAATGCAGAAGGATCTGCCAAAGACGGCCTGAGCGTTGACGACCTGAATGCTGGCGATAACACCCAGGAAAAACAGCCTTTGAGCAAAACAGATGATGCCGAATTGTCTGTTGATGACGATGGTGGTGACGAAAAATCCGGAGACACTGAATCGCAGGAGTATGTGGTGTTGAAAGGGAATTGCATTCGTCATGACGGGGAGATGTACCGCGAAAATATGCGCATCCCTGTAACCGGCAAAGATGCTGAGCGTCTTCTGCAGTCCGGCGTTATTGCTGATGTTGATGTGCTTCGTAAGCGAGTTCTTGCTTCTCAGCCATCAGTTTCAGTTACGACAGGGTAATGACATGGGCGTGGACTGGGATTCTCATCTTCTGAGTCCGCTGCATGATGTCTTTGGCGATGAGCACGAGTACCGTCCACGTAACGGTACTCCTTTTACAATTAACGGGATTTTTGACCGTGGTTATGCGCAGGTTGCTGAAAACCTTGATGGCGATTCAGAAATTAACACCTCCAGCCCGATGTTGGGTGTGCGCGATGCTGAATTTCGCAAGCTGGGTAAATCGCAACCTGCTGTATCTGACCGGGTATTTATAAAGACGGTCGGTGGTCACATCATCAATCAGTTATTTGTTGTGTCAAACGTCGAACCCGACAGTCATGGCGGATCTCGTCTTGTCCTCAATGTGGTAAAACCGCGATGAATTCAGCAGCGATACGGCAAATGGTTGTCACTGCACTAACCGGGACAACCAGCGCGGGCGACCGCGTATTCTCTCCACGCGACTGGTCAACTTCACCAGATATGTATCCTGTGTTGTTGGTTCAGACGCCTTTTGAACAGAAAAAATCACAGGGGCGTAATACCCCTGCTTTTACCACCCTCACCACTGTCAGGATCACTGGGCGCGTTCAGGAGTATGACGGCGATACAGTGGATGATGGAGCCATGCGGGCAGAGCTGGCGCTTGAAAGCCTTCGCGAGCAGGTGGAGCGCGCGGTGATCAACAGCTACGAACTGACGCGGAATATTCAGAAATACGCGGAAGTTCGTTCAACCATCAATGTTGATTCAGAAGGAGAGGCCCATATGGGGCAGCTTCTTTTCGAGATCGACATAGAGCATTACCAGGGGCCGGAAGATTTTTATCCTGTCCAGTCGGTTCCCCTTGAGGGCATGGATATTGCGGTCGATATGCCAGACGGCACAGTTAAACCGGGTATCAGCCTCAATCTTCAGGAGTAATCCATGTTTGTTAAGCCGAACAACGGGCTCAGCGTTCGCTGCCCCGTCAAGGGCATCCCATTGCCTAAAGAGGGTGCTGAAGTACCTGACAATATTTTCTGGCGTCGCCGTCTGAGCGATGGGGACGTGATCCTCTCTAAAAAGGATGAGGGCGCGCCAGAGAAACAATCATTACCTAAAAAAGCGGGAGAAAATGAATGACCGTACCTTTCGCTCGTGTTCCCGATAACCTGCGGGTAGGGCTTTTCTTCGTTGAGTTTGATAACTCAATGGCGAATAACGCCACTGCCACGCAGCGCACCCTGCTTATCGGTGGGATGCTCAGTACCGGCTCAACCCCCCCTGGTATTCCGCAGCGAGTTTCCTCTTCGGATACCGTCGGTGAGCTGACAGGAAAAGGGGGAATTCTGCAGGCCATGATGGCGGCGTATCAGAAAAATGATACCGCAGCCGAAGTCTGGATCCTGCCGCTGGAGGAAGACTCCGATTCCATGGTGGCTGCAACCGGCACCATTAAAGTGAGCAGCGCACCGACGGCAACCGGAGTGATCTCCCTTTATATTGCTGGTGAGCGCATTCAGTTGACCGTTGTAGCAACAGATACGGTGGCAGCGATCGCCACCTCTCTGGCCGCGGCGATTAACGCAAAAACCACGCTACCTGTAACCGCAAGTGCGACTACGGATACCGTAACCCTGACCGCGAAGAATCTTGGTGCTACGGGTAATGGGATCGACATTCGCCTGAACTTCCTCGGCTTACCTGGAGGCGAGTCCACACCTGCAGGCCTGGAACTGACGATTACTGCTATGTCTAACGGAGTCGGGGCTCCGGATATTACCGGCGAGCTGGCAAACCTGCAGGATCGGACATTCGATTTCATCATCAACCCTTACGACGATACAACCTCGTTGAATGTGATGAAGGAGTTCCTGTCAGACACTGGCGGTCGCTGGGCATGGGACAAGCAGCTTTATGGCCATTCCTTTGGTACCACCACCGGGACTTACGCCCAGCTCGGTACCAAAGGTGAGCTGCGCAATAACCAGCATGAGACCCTGCTGGGCGTAAATAAATCGCCGTCCCCTTCCTGGGCATGGTCTGCAGCTTACACCGGCGCAGCTGCGGTGAGTCTGCGTAATGACCCCGGCCGCCCGCTACAGTCGCTCGCTGTTCAGGGGGTGCTTGCGCCAGAACTGCAGGATCGCTTTGAGCTGACCGAGCGTAACAATCTGCTGTACAGCGGCATTTCGACATTTACGGTCGATGACGATGGCACGGTGCGCATTGAAAACCTGATCACCACCTACCAGAAAAACAGCTATGGCGATGCAGATGACAGTTATCTGGAAGTGGAGACACTGTTCAGCCTGATGTTTGTGACCCGCTACCTGCGCACAGCGGTGACCAGCAAGTTTGGCCGTATGAAGCTTGCTGCGGATGGAACCCGATTTGCACCTGGCGCGGCGATCGTCACGCCAAACATTATCAAGGCCGATCAGATTGCCGAGTACCAGACTCTGGTATGGAACGGTTATGCGCAGGATGCGGAGGCATTCGCAAAAAATATCATCGTCGAGCAGAACGCCAAAAATCCGAACCGCGTCGATGTGCTGTGGCCGGGAACCCTCATGAACCAGTTGCGCATTTTCGCGCTGCTCAATCAGTTCCGCACTCGGGCTGAATCAACAGGAGCTTAAACGATGGCAGGTGATACTACTAACCGCCTGGCGGGAACCGCCTATGTCACTGTTAACGGTGTGACGGTAATGGTGGAGGGCTCGTTTAAATACCAGGCTGCCACCGTAAACCGTACCACCCTGACAGGGATGGATGGTGTGCACGGATATAAGGAAAAACCTGTGGCGCCATACATTTCTGCCCGACTGCGTGACAGTGGCGGAACGAATGTGCAGGGCTTTAACCAGCAGACGAACGTCAACGTGATCGCCGAGCTGGCTAACGGGAAAACTATCATTGGCCGTTCACTCTGGACGGTCAACGTCCAGGAAGTGGAAAGCGAAGATGCAGTATTTGATGTTCGCTGGGAAGGCCGCGACGTAACGGAGAACTAAGATGGCTGAGATTGAACGCGTTAAAACCATTCCATTAACCGTAGCGCTGGATGATGCTGCGGAGAAGACCACTTATACGCAGCTGGAGCTGAAAGCACCCACGCTAAGCCAGGCTGAGCAGTTTTACGAGAAACAGGCTGCGTCAACGTCGCTCGCGGCGATGCGCCTGCTTATTGCGCTGGTTTCCGGTACGCGTGAAAGCGTACTGCAGCCGATGGATTTTCTCGACTTCCGTAAGTGTGAGGAGTATCTGCTCAGTTTTTTGACCTGGAAGCCCTGACAACCTGGCAGGAAATGGCCGCTGACGTCACCTTCTATTTCCGCTGGTCTGAGGACAGGGCGTGGGGAATGACCCGCGCCCGGCTGAAATGGTGGGTGGCGCAGGCATCCCGGATAAACAAGCTTAGGAAACCTGAAGACGATGAGTAATTCTTTTGATTTTGAGCTGGTGGCCAGCGACCAGGTTAGCGAGGCTATAGACCGCATTAATGAGGCTGTCCGTGACCTGGAGCCGAAGCTAGATAAAACTAAAGAAGGGCTCAAGTTAGGCGGTCAGGAAACAGCCGACGGACTGAGCGGTTTTATTTCTCGCCTCGAGAATATGTCGAAGAGCGCGCGGGATAACGTGCAGTTTATTGGCGACATGGTTCCCCCACTGAAAATGGTGGGGGAGCTCACGGGGAAGATGGGGGCGCTGGGGTTAGCCGGTGCTGCCGGCTACGGACTGAAACAGGTCGCTTATGGATTTCGGGAGGCATCCCGTCAGGCCTATAATCTTGATGTCTCGGCAAAAAATGCGGGAATGCGCGTTGACGATTTTACCCGACTTTCCGGGGCAATGCGTATTCTTGGGGCAGACAGCGAGAGCGCTAATGCATCAATAGAAGGTATTTTCAAAGCATTCAATGAGGCTGCCAGTGGTAAAAACGAGGGGGTTATGGCAGCGATGGCGCAAATTGGTGCTCAAATCCAAAAAAACAGCGATGGTTCAGTAAATACCCTTAAAACACTGGAGTCTATCGCAAAAATTTTTCCAACCTTGCGACCTGAACAGCAGAAGTCCGCCGCTGATGCACTTGGGCTGACGCCCGAATTGCTGGCGCTAATGCGTGACGGTGAGCGCATGAAAAAGCTGCTGGCGAAATCGGATGAATTTGGTCTGACTGTGGATCCGGCACTAAATCAGCAATTGAGTGAAGTGAACGGCACTATGAATGAGCTCAGCGCATCCTGGGATGGTCTGTGGCAACGTTCAAAAAACAAGGCACTTAAGACCATTCTTTCGGATGGTTCAGTCAAAGACGGCCTTGAAGGTGTTACCGATCTGTTCACTAATGGTGATTTTACTGGGCTGTCTCATGCTCTCGGTTTTATCAACAGCAATGATGCTGAGAAACTACGGCGCATTCAGAACGATAAGGAACTTTATAACAGCTTACCCCGCAGTGAACGTGGGCAGGTTGACGCGGGTTTCATGACTGATGCTGTAAGAAAGCGGTACGATGCGAATTACCGCGCGACCGATTCTGCGATTCAATTGCAGAATGACTTATCCGCTATCAGCCAGCCACAATCCAACGTTGCACGCGGCAATGTTCCTTACGGGGAAACAAGGAATAACGCAATTGGCTTCAGAAATAATAATCCCGGTAATTTGAGGGTTGCAGCAAACGCAACGGGTAAAAATGGCGGATTTTCTACCTTTGCGAATGATGCCGACGGAAGAACTGCAATGGCGAGACAGCTGATGTTGTATGGTGACAGGGGGAATAATACTCTGGATGGGATTATTCATACCTATGCTCCGCAATCAGAGAATAATACTCGTGCATATATTGACTCCGTCTCAAAAGCCACTGGATATGGAGCCAAAGAGCAAGTAAATCTGCACGATCCGGAAACATTAAAAACGATAATGGCAGCCATGATTAAACATGAGAATGGCGCACAACCTTATACTGAGGAACAACTGCTAAACGCCATCCAGACCGCCATTACTGATGATCGGTGGTCAGGGAAGAGAAATCCGGAAGTTCTGGCTCAACAGCGATATGATATTATCTCAGGTTCGCAAACTGGAAATCGTGACTCCAGCACTCTTAGTAACCCGAGTGATGAAACTGATATTCTCTCAGGCTCGCAGAACAGAAATCGGGAATCCATCATTCTGAGTGATACGGGTAAGAAAAGTGATGAAAGTGTACTCGGCGACAATCTGGCTAAGTCTCTTAAAGAGGCAATGTCAGAACAACCACTTAAGCTCGAAATCACAATGGTTAATGATAAGGGTGAGCGAAAAACCTATAATGCGGAAAATAATGGCAGAATAACAACGGCCATGAATTACTGATCACTGTCGTCATTTCGTTAAGGAAGAAGTTATGAATGAAAAAGTTTTTGGAGCAAAAGCCATTTAGACTCCAAAGGTTTTTGCGCTTGTTTACCTGGTAATTGGCATTTTCCTCGTTTTTTCTGTTGTCTCAATGAATTTCACGGCGATTACGATATCGGTGGTAAGTGCATTGCTTTTACGTGTGCTTTATGAGTTCCTAATGAACTCATTCAAGGCGACTGAGCATCTTTACAGGATCGCCGAATCTCTTGACCGTAATGGATCCAGCGATAAATAGATAAGTCATTTCAGTGCATATGTAAACCGCCGACATGGCGGTTTTTTTATTTCCGGAGGCGTGATGCCGTCAATTATCCAGGACGCAATAACTTCTCTTTTGGGGGGAGATACCAGCGATGACTGGCAGGGGCAGTTACGGCCCAGCTCATTCAGAGGTGTGCCATTTGCAATTGTTGCTGAGGAAGGGAGCCACGGCCGACGCCAGGCGGTACATGAATATCCCTACCGTGATACAGCCTGGATAGAGGATATCGGGCGGGCAACACGGCGATTTGTTATTCGCGGTTTCTTGATCCAGAACAGCCAGGTTTACGGCGGCGGCGATGCTATCACGCAGCGCCAGTCACTGATTGAAGCCTGTGAACAAAAAGGTAGCGGTACGCTTGTCCATCCGACACTGGGCGAATTAACGGTTTCCATCCCTGAGAATGGTTTGCGTATTTCCGGTTCGATGGAGAACGGGCGAGTATTTGAATTTACCCTGATGGCAATTGAATCAGGGCTTAAAGTGTTTGCTGTCACGGGCAGTACCGTTGCAGGCGCCACGGTGAAAACCAACTATCTGAAACTGGTCAGCACTGCTGTGCTGAGCACGATTGCCAGAGTTAAGAGTGAAATCCGCGGTGTCACACAGGCTATAAACACCATCAGAGGCACGGTCACGTTCTGGACTAACATGGTTGACAGCACCATCAGTCAGGTCACGAATCTCAGCAATGTCCTGAACTCCACGTTCGGGAATACCCGGTACGGACGTTACAGTAAAGGCTCTGTGGGCGGTAGTTCCTCTGCTGTTGCTGGCAAATCGTCAGTTGCTGATGTGGATGATGAGAAAGCACTGGCTGACAAGGTAACAGCCCAGTCGGTAATGGACCGGAAAAATGTTACCGACAGGTCGAGCCAGCTTAGCAGCTCCAACACACCTGATGAGTTTGTCCAGGGCGTCGCCGACGTGGTAAACGCAATTCTTAACAGCGCCGGCAGCGTTAATGACCGAATCACAGCGCTGGAAAAACTGGCTAATTCAATCAGCACGGAGTACCAGCAGTCCGACAGCAGCAAAGCGATTTCGGCGACCATGAACACGCTGATTGTTGTGCTATGTACTGGTGCCATGACCAGTGCCGCTGCGGACTCCAGACCAGCCAGTACAGACGAGGCAGAAGAGTTAACTCAACGAGTTTCTGTGCAACTTGATATGGCGCTGGTTCTGGCTGGAGACCGCGCGGACGATGATATGTATAACGCGCTTCTCGCCGTCAGATCGGCATTCCTTTCTACGATGAGTGAGCGTGCTTCTGGTCTGAGCGAGCTTCTGCAGGTTACTACCGCTCAGCCGCTTCCGGCGCTGACGCTGGCAAACCGATTATACCAGGATGCCACCCGTGCAGATGAACTGGTACAGGAAGCGCGCGTACCGCATCCGGCGTTTATGCCGACAACCATGAAGGTACTGAGGCAATGAATGCAGACAGCGATCTGGATGTTGTTTCTTTGACGGTCGACGGCAAAATCATCGAGGGGTGGGATTCTGTCCGGGTAACGCGGGGTATTGAGCGTTTTCCCTCTGATTTCGATCTTGGGCTAATGGATTACTTCCCTGGCAACGAAGATCGTCAACTCGTTGAAGTGGGAATGTCTTGTGAAGTTCGTATCGGAGATGATCTGACACTGACGGGATATGTTGATGACTGGGAACCCGCACTATCGCGCTCCCGCCATGAGGTCCGCGCCACGGGCAGGAGCAAATGTCAGGACCTGGTGGATTGCTCAGCCGAGTGGCCTAACAACGTCATCAATGCCAGTAATGCGCTTGAAATTGCTTCTCGCCTGGCATCCTACTACGGCATCACCGTAACCACGGATGTTGATGAACTTGTGAAGGTACCCCAGTTCACTCTGAACTGGGGTGAGTCTCCGCAAGAAGTCATCGATCGGGTGGCCAGATGGTCTGCTCTGCTTTACTACGATCAGCCCGATGGAAACCTGTTACTGACCCGGGTGGGAACACGTCGTGCGGCAAGTGGGATAGCCGAAGGGGTAAATGTCGAGCAGGCATACTACCGCAAATCGATGGCTGACAGGTTTTCAGATTATGTCGGTGTATCAATGAGCGTTTCTCCAATTGCAGGGTATTCGCCTGATACGGCCTATGACGCTGTGACTCTGGCAACGGCGAGAGATCCGGAGGCCGCCCGCATGCGGTACCGAAAACATATATCGATTGTGGAAAGTACCCTGATGGCTACTCAACAGGCACAAAGTGCGATCGACTGGGAAATGAACCGGCGGTACGGACGTTCAAAACAGCTCTCGGTAACCATCGATTCCTGGCGGGATAAAGACGGGAAACTGTGGGAACCAAACACATTGATCCCCGTTGATCTTCCCACCTTACGGTTGCCGAAGACTGAATTGCTACTGGCAGAAGTCACCTATATGCGCGATGACTACGGCACCCATGCACGCATGACGCTGATGCCGCCTGAAGCATTCTCCGTTCAGCCATATGCCTTCTACCAGAACCTGGCGGGATTCAATACATGAAGCAACTATTTAAACATGCAGCGACCAGGATCGCCGGCATGCTGGGGATTGGCCGGATCACGGCTATGAAAGATGGTGGGGTGGTGCAGTCTATCCAGTACCAGACTCCGCTGGAGGTGGCCAGCGCTCCGCGGATGGCAGAATTTGGCTTTTCATCCGGCCTGCCGTCAGGGACTGACGTGGTTCTGGCTTTTATTGGCGGTGATCGTTCCAGCGCGGTGGTAATTGCGTCCAACCATCAGGGGTTCCGTCATACAGGCCTGAAAGCGGGCGAAACGGTCATGTATAACCAGTGGGGCCTTAATATTCTCCTGACGGAGAAGGGGATCTTCCTGGATGCAAAGGGCCAGAATGTTGAGGTCAATAACGCCACTAACGTGACCATCAATGCCAGCCAGGGGATCCTTGCAAATACCCCGATCCTGAGGTGTACGGGTGACATTGTTGATAACTGTGAAACCAATACCCGAACACTGAAAGAGCTGCGGGATGCACATAATGACCATGATCATGTGGTTAAAAATGCCCAGAGTGGCAATGACAATATCCGCAGCCAAAAAACAGAGGATCAGGTGACATGAGTGACATCGCTTCATTCTGGAATGTGGATGAGATGTTTGCTGACTGGCAGAAAGGGCTGGGTGAACTCACCACGGGGAACGATTTACAGACTGCAATACTGGACAGCCTGTTTACCGACAGGCTGGCGCGCGCTGACGATGATTATGAGGATAGCGATCGCCGCGGCTGGTGGGGGGATTTCGGGGAGGAATCCCAACTGGGATCCCGGCTGTGGCTGCTACGGCGGAAAAAACTGACCCCGGATGTAGCAAAAAAAGCGGAGGAATACTCGAGTGAAGCGCTCAACTGGTTAAAGGTTGATGGCGTTGTCAGCGAGGTTATTCCTGTTGCCAGGATCGTCCTGCCTGACCGGCTCAATCTCATTATCCGCTATCAGGCACCGGGGAAGGACTGGCAGGAATTCAGGTTTTACTGGATATGGGAGCAACGTTAATATGCCGTTTAAACGACCGACGCTGAGCGAACTCCGCGACGGAAACCGGAAATTTATGCAGGCGGAGCTTGAGGATGTTGGTGCGCTCCTGCGGTTCGCGAACCTGAAGGTACTGGCTGACATGGATGCGGGGATGGGGCATTTGCATTACGCCTACCTTGACTATATTGCCCTGCAGACAAACCCGTTTACCTCTACCGATGAGTATCTCGCCGGATGGATGGCCCTTAAGCAGGTATTCAGAAAACCAGCTGCAGCGGCGAAGTCGCCTGCGGTACAGGCTAGTGGCAGTGTTGACAGTATTATCCCTGTTGGCTCGATCATTAACCGCGGGGACGGATACCAGTACCGGACGGATGCAGATCTTAAAATTCAGGCAGATGGATTTGGTATCGTCGCGGTGACGGCCATCCTGCCGGATATTACCAGTGATGTAACGGGTGGAGGCGCGCGCGGTAACGCTGATGCCGGGACCATAATGACCCTGGACGCGAATATTGCTGGCGTGGATCCACAGGTAACGTTACTGTCCGCTGCGACCGGCGGAGCCGATATTGAAACGGAAGAGGACTTTCGCAGTCGTGGCTTGCTGGCATGGCAGAATCCGCCTCAGGGTGGAAGCGACGCCGATTATAAAAAATGGGCGCTTGAGGTTTCGGGCGTCACCCGCGCGTGGGTAAAGCGGCGTCTGAACGGGGCCGGTACCGTTGGCGTGTATATCATGTGTGATCGGAATGACAATGGTGGGTTTCCGGTCGGTACCGATGGAATATCCCAACTTGAGGACTGGGGGGCTGTTAAAGCCACCGGAGACCAGCTCGCTGTCGCCGACCACATCTATCCGCAGCAGACAGACACTGCCATTGTTTTCGTATGTTCCCCGATCAAGAAAGTCATCAATATTGAAATCTCTGGTATCAAAAATGCCGACAGCACCACAGTTCAGGGTATAAAAGACGCGCTGACGGCGCTGTTTTTTGATGAGGCTAACCCTGATGGTTCCGGGAAAGTTTACCTCTCTGATATTAACGGGAGTATCGGCGGTGTTAGTGGCACGACGGGCTATATCCTTAACTCTCCGATGGCCAATATCACCTTTGCTGTTGGCGAAATTCCGGTGCTTGGCGGGGTGAATTTTGTATGAGCCTCTTTTCAAAAAATGATTATGCCGGTGCGCTTGGCGCGTTGCTGCCGACGGGCAGGGCGTGGCCCAGATCGCAAAAAACGGTACAGGCTGCGGTATTACGGGCACTGGGCAGCGCGTTTCAGCGTTCTGACAACGATGCGCAAAGCCTGATTACTGGTGCTTTTCCCCCTACATCGACGGTAATGTTGTCAGAATGGGAAAGCTCTCTGGGGTTACCAGATGATTGTGCGATTGGTGAATCCGGTGGCGTCAGCGATCGCCAGCGCGCCGTGGTGGCAAAGTTAATCAGCACCGGCGGCCTGAACCGCGATTATTACATCCGGGTGGCTGCAGCTCTTGGTTATACCATCACTATCACACAGTTCCGGCCCGCTATGAGTGGCATGTCAGTATGCGGTGATGCGCTTAACGGTGACGAGTGGCCATTTACCTGGCGGATAAATGCGCCACAAACAACGATCAAGTATTCGCTTGCTGGCGCGTCCTACTGCGGAGATCCGCTCGCATCGTGGGGCAATAAACAACTGGAGTGTACAATCAACAAAATTGCCCCATCCCATCTGAACATCATTTTCAATTATTCATAACTGATATTTCCCCCTCTGATTTTATCGCTTAACACTAAGTGAGGATTAACTATGCTCCGAATCGGGCAAGTCGAAGCCACTGCAACGCAGGATGGCAAATATACTGATGGAAGTGTTGCTGGTGGTATTGCCGCAACGAGGCTGCGGGCAGCAGCGTTTAACGCCATGCAGGAAGAGTTAGCGCATATCGTAGAGTCAGCAGGATTGGCGCTCGACATTAATGATATGACTCAGGTTTTAAAAGCCATTCAAAAACTCACACTGAGCCGTGCAAACCCATTTGCCGATATCAAATCAGATGGTGCAGAGGCGATTTCTACGGCTCTCACAAACCTTGGTATTAAAGAGGCCTCAACAACACAGGTGGGTTTAGTCCGGCTTACATCATCGCGGGTATCGGGTGCAGAGAATATTGCGGCCACAGCTAACGCGGTTGCGCAAAACTATACGGACATACAGGCGCTGCAAGGCAAGACCAATGATGCAACCCCAACAAACAAGGGAATTATCCGCGTATCTGATTCCAGAACATCGACGGAATCTGGTGTTGCTGCGTCATCACTTGCTGCGTCACAAAACTATTCTGATATGAAAGGGTTGTTTGGTCAATGCGGAATGAAATCTAGAAATCTCGGTGTCG